CAACTTCTTTACTATCAAGATAATCTGCAGCAGTATCTAAGTAATCAGATGCTTTAGTTATCTTTGATTGCACCCACGCTTTGAAATTATCTTTTTTACGAGAGTGTTTTTCAATGCGTTTTGATGCTCTACCTGCAGTTTTTAGTTGATTACGAATCATCTCTGGTTCGTGATCTTTCTTACTTTCAGAGATTTTTTTCTCTAAAGTATCTGCTTGTTTTGCATGACTCTTGACTGACTTTCTTAATTGCTTGACAATTTTTTTGATTTGTCTATCTTCCTTCACAAGAAAACCATCATCCTTGACAGTGTACCCGTCAGGAATAGGTTTACACTTTTGTTCAGTGTTGCAATAGTAGTATCCTTTTTTGCAGGACTTCATTTATCAGTGTCTGACTCCTTATTATTTAGAAAACCTTTCTTTAGCATCTTTTGTAACTCCGCAGTACTACCTACAAACAACGAATTATTTGTCACATTTCCTTGTGTTTTTGAATTATCTTCATCTATATCTTTCATCTTTTTCTGAAGATCCATTAATTTATCAGTGCTATCTGCAACTGATTTAATTAATTGTCCTGCAACTTCATATGCTCTTGGACTTGCACTTTCACCAGCAACTTCCATAATACCATTTATCGCCTCTTGACCCTTTTCAATCAGTGAATATAACTGCCCTCTTGTGTATTTGTAATCTTTTTCAACGTCATCCTTTTTAAGAACTACGTTTGGTAATTCTGGTTTTTTTGTTTCCTCTTTTGGAACTATAGATGTTTCTACGTTTAATGATTTTTCAATGCTGTCAAAATTTGTGTTCATCATGAGTCTGTCCTTGTAGCAGGATTGAATTGTAATGAATCAGTAAAGATGCTTGAAGATTCGTTAAATCCGAAATCATCACCTACCTGAATTAGATTATCGTCTGCTGTAGTTAATTTATTAACTTTTGCATTTTCAAGATGTTCTGCCTTAATAGTTCGACTAAATCCTCTCTTTACAGCTAAGGTGGTTGCATCAACTTTTTCTTTGATTTGCATGATTTCACTGTCAATTACAATGCGATCACCAACTGCTAATGCTGAAGTATCATTTACATTAATTCTTACTTGAGATGTATTAATATTAAATGTTAACGTAGCAGTGTTATCTCCATCATAATCTTTCCTTGCCTGTGGAGTAGCAACGTATCTGAGTTCCCTTCTTGCATTCTCTCTGTCCATAGTTGTATGGTAATCCAACTGAACTTTTTTGATAATTCCCTCTGGTGTATCTGCAACAGGGCCAAATAGATATGTTTTTGCTGTAAAGTTGAGAGTATAAATCAATGCTCTTCTTGTTGCAAAATCTCCTTCATAATCATCTTGAAATGAAATATTATCTAATACAACACTGATATCTCTTTTCTCTCCGATAACACTTACTAAATCAACAGTCATATTAAATGCTGGTTGAAAATATGGAAGTATTTGTTCTACAATTTGTAATGCATCATCATTTAATTTAACAAGAATATTCAATTCAAATCCAATATTATATGGAACTGGCATGAATACTTTTCTTAAATTTGTACCATCAGATGCTTTGAATGTTTGAGTTATACCTGCCTTTCTAGTGGAGTCATATGCGATATTAGTCATCTCAAAAGACATTCTTGGTAATGTGATTTGAGTTGCACGATTTAGTTCAGGTTGTTGTTCAATTCTTGCTAAAAACTTTTGCATTGGGCCATATGCCAATGCAACTTTCATGTCACTTATTTCTTTTCCTGACTGATCTTTGTGACGAATATGAATATCATTAAACAGTGTACCAAAAGATATAACTGTCTTTCTTAGTATTTCGTGATAGTAATATGTTCCTAACATTAGAATGTACCAAATGGATTAGATTCTGCAAAATCTATAATGTCATCTGCAGCAGTTTCAAACTCATCGTTATCACTGTACTCATCATATATATCACGATCATCATACTCACGAATATTATATCCAGTAAATACTGTGCTACCAAATGATATAGTAGTTCCTGATGCATAAGAACTATTGATCGCAGGTGGATTTATGTAAACGTAAGGAATAGACTTAATTGTTACAGTGGTTCCTGCACCAATTATATTGGTAATTATACCAACAGAATCACCTATATTAA